GTAACCGGCTCGGGCTATGCGCTAGTTCAGCCCGACGACGATAACCCGACCGGCGTAGGCATCACCGTAGAATCGCCGCTAGAGGCTACGGTTTTGTATGAGCCGGGTAACCGCCGTCGCCGGCTCGCCGGGTATAAGCGGTTTACCGACTATGACCAGCGGGTTACAGAGGTTCTAATCCTGCCCGACGTAATCGCTACATGGCTGCCCGATCAGACCGGCGAGCCGCAGGTCGAAAACAACCCGGCCGGGCTAGTCGGCCTGGTGGAAATCAGGCCGCAGCCGAGGACGATAGGACCGCCGCGCAGCGAACTAGACCCGGCCATACCATGCGTCGACCGTATCCATACCACGACGTTTAATCGTTTGGTAGCGAGCGACTATGGCGCATTTCGCCAGATTTGGGCAACCGGGATTAAGCTCGCGCGGCAGATATTGACCAGCGAGGACGGGACAGAAACCACTGTCACGGTTAAGCCCTGGGATATCGGCGCTAACCGGCTATTGGTAGCTGAGAATCCTGATGCGAAAATGGGCGCGTTTCCCGGCGATTCGCTGTCGGGATACCTCGCCGCAGTCGCCGAGGACATTACCCATATGGCCGCGATCACGCAGACGCCGGCGCATTACCTGGTCGGCCGGATGGTTAACCTTAGCGCCGACGCGATTAAGGCTGCCGAGGCCGGTCTAGTCGCTAAGGTGAATCGCCGCATGCTGCATATCGGGGAGGCATGGGAGGACGTTATAAGGATCGCGCTCGGGCTAATAGGTGATCCCGGCGCGACCGATCTTAGCGGCGAGGTTATCTGGCGCGACCCGGAGACGCGATCCGACGCGCAGGTAGTCGACGCGCTAACGAAAATGGCGACGCTCGGCGTACCGCGCGAGGTTCTGTGGGCTAAATGGGGTGCGAGCCCGCAGGAAATCGCACGCTGGCGCGGCATGGCCGACGCCGAGGCCGCGACGGCTGCGGCGAATCAGGCCGCAGCGCTCGGCGCAGGGGATATCGCCGCTCTGATCAATGCGGGAACGCAGCCGCCGCAGCCGCAGCCGCAGCCGACGCAGGCGAGCGCGAATGGCGGCTAATCATCCCGCTACGGCGCTGTACCGCGCCCGGCTCGCGACCGGCCGGGCCGGCGTCCTCGCGCTATTGGCTGCGGTATGGGCTAAACAGTATGACCCGAAACAGCCGCTAGCGTCGCTGCGGCGTATCGGAACGCTCGCCGGCGTTTTCACGGTTCGCGCGCAGGCCTCGGCCGTGGTTCAGGCGCGAACCTACCTCGCGCGGCTGTCGGCCTCGGGACCGGGCGCAGACCCGTTCGCCGTTCCCGAGGACGTTATAGGCACGTCGGCTAGCGGGCATCCCGTAACCGCGCTAACCGCGCTCGCGCCCGCTGTCTATTTCAAGCGGGTTAGCGCCGGGCAGTCGGCCGAGGACGCCGGCGCGGCCTCGCTAGCGTGGCTAAACCGGCTCGCCGCATCCGAGCCGTATCGGTCGGCGAACGCGACCGTAACTCATAACGCGATCAATGATGATCGTTTTACCGGCCTGGTTATCAGGATCACGGCCGGGAATGCCTGCGATTTTTGCACCGGGATAGCCGATCAGGGGTATACGCCGGCAGCCGCCGATTTCGCAGCGCATGCCAATTGTCAATGCACAGCCGGCCCGGAGGTATCGCCGTAATGACTAGCCCGACCGAACCGCAGACCGTAGCCGCGCCGACCGAGGCGCAGCCGTCCGGCCAGAATGACCCGCCGGCGTCGCCAGGAACGCCGCAGAGCGGCGCGCCGCCCGAGCCCGGCCAACCGGGTAGCGAGCCGCCCGAGGACGCGCAGGCTCGGCGACAGCGCGCCGAGGCCGCGCTAGCCGACGAACGCCGGCAGCGGCGCGAGGCCGAGCGCGCGCTAGCGCAGGTTCGCCAGGAACACATGACCGACGCCGACCGGGCGCTAGCGCAGGCTCGGGCCGACGGCGCGGCAGAGGCGCGGCGAACCGCCGGCGCTGCGCTAGCTGCGGCAGAGTTTCGGGCCGCAGCCGTCGGCGTCCTCGCCGATCCCGACGCAGCCCTAGAGGCGCTGGACCTCGGCCGGTTCGTCAATGATGACGGCGAGGTCGACCGGCGCAAGATCGCCGACCTAGTTAAGAAACTCGCGGCTGCCGCCGGCGGCGGGAAGATCCCGGCCGGCTCGCGCGGCGCGCCGCCAGATAACGATTTCCTGCGCGCCGCGCTGCGCTCGGGCCGATGAACCGCGAGGTAACCGCTATGGACAGAAACCCGAACGAATGCGTATGCGGCTACGTCGGCGAGGACCGGGCAGACCTAGAAACGCATATCGGCGTTAAGGCCGCAGCCGGCGAGCGCGACCACGGCCATAAGTGGATTACCGGCAGCGGCGGCGTTACCGCTAAGAAACCGACCGCGAGCGGCGACTAGGCACAGAGGCCGATCCCGGCCAATCCCGGCCAATCCCTAGGCATCGGCGCGAGCCCGGCGCAGACTAGCGCCGATGCCGACGGCGCGATGCCTCGGCAGCCGGTAGCCGATCCCGGCGCGCGAACGACGCTGCGGCTCGGCCTCGGGTAGCGGCGCGATGCCCGCCCGAGGTAGCGCGTAAAGCGGCGCGACAATTCACGCTGCCGTTTAGGGGATTAGGAAATGCCACTCTCTAGTTTTTCTGGCGTAATCCCGCCAGAACAGTCGACGCAGATCATCCAAGAGGCCATTATCCAGAGCGCGGCGCTGCAATTGGGCTCGCGCGTGCCTATGGGCTCTAATGTAACGCAGATGCCCGTTCCTTCGGTTTTCCCCGTCGCGTCGTGGGTTTCGTCCTCGGGCACCGGGCGTAAGCCGTACACTAATGTCGGATTGGTCAATAAGACCATGACGGCCGAGGAAGTCGCCGCCGTTATCGCTATTCCCGATGCGATGATCGAAGATAGCACGATCAACCTTTGGAATTTCGCGCGCCCGCTGCTTTCACAAGCCATCGCCGTAGCGCTCGACCAGGCCGTGCTATTCGGAATTAACGCGCCTACGACATTCCCGACGGGCGGCGTTATCGCCGACGCGCAGGCCGCGACCGCCGGCGTCGACGCAGTCGGGACCGCTAACCGTGCTATGGGCCTGGTCGAAAATCAAGGCCTCGCCGTAACCGGCCATTCTGCCGACCTCGGCGTAAGGGCTGCGCTGCGCGGCGTTCGCGCGACCACGGGCGAGCTTATTCTCGGCGAAACGCAATGGCAGAACTACACGGTTCCATCGCTGTTCGGCCTGCCCGTCAACTATTCGTCGTGGGATGCGTCCATTACGGGCGGCGCGACGCCGGAAAACTACCTTACCGGCGCGTGGAAATACCTTGTTATGGGCGTTCGCAGCGATATTCGCTACGATATGAACCCGGCAGCGGTAATCGCCGACGCGAGCGGCGTAGTTCAGGTTAGCGGCTGGCAAGATAACGTAACGCCGCTAAAGGTTTGGGCAAGGTTCGCGTGTGCATTGATTCACCCGCCGACGCCGCGCGTTCCCGCTGGCGCTAAGCCATTCGCTAAGGCCGATCTAGTCGCGTCGACGGGCGGGCTCGCAGCCGCCGGCAGCGGCAGCCATAGCGGCCGGAAGTAACGCAGCATGACCAGCGTTGGCGCGATCCTCGCGGCCGGATATTGGGATACCCAAACCGGCCCGGCTACCGGCGCGCCCGGAACCGGGAAATATCAGGCCGACAATTGGGCCGCGCCAACGCTGATCGCAGTAAGCGGGACCGACGCCGACGGCTACGCTCGGCAGGCCGGGCTAGCCGCGCTATTGCCCGGCGACCTGGTAACGCAGCTATCGCGCGCCGATTCGCAGGATTACCAGCGCTGGACTGTGACCAGCGTTACCGATAACGGGACGTGGCTCGGCCTCGGCGTGACTGTCGCCGAGGCCGGGCCATCATTCGCCACGCCGGGCAGTAATCAAACCTATTTGCTAGAGGCATTCGTTAGCGCGCAATCCGGCTCGCCGATGCAATGGCAATCATGGGCACCGCCGCTTAACCCGCCAACCGCCGGCGGCCTAGACGCGAACACAGCGCAGGCTATCGCCGATGCGACATGGACTAATGACCCGCACCTATGCGCGGCGTTGCAATGGGAGGCCTACGCCGCGACGCTAACGCCGAGCCCGTCCTATGGCAGCGTTTCAACCGGCGCGCAGTCGGTCAGTTATCAGCCGCCGTCGCCGGGCGGCGAATACGGCGCGGCTATGGCTCGGGCGGCGTGGCATCGGTCGCTTATGGGATCGCTCGCGACGGTCCCGCTAACGCAGGCCGCGCCGGCCCGGTCCTCTGCGCCCGGCGACCCGTATTCGTCGGCGCTGTATTCCGATCTAACGTGGCCGGTCGCGTTATGAGCCTGCTACTCGGAAATGACCCGGTAACGCTGTTCGCCGCGAGCGGCAGCGACGGGCACGGCTGGGCGCTAGCGGGCTCGGCGCAGCTATGGCAGGGGATCGGGAACCTACAGCGCTCGCCGGGCCGCAGCGACCCGCACAGCGACGCCGGCGGCGGCTCGGGACCGTATGACCCGCGCGCCGGCGAACTAGCAACGCTGTACCTGCCGCCCGACGCGCCCGTATCCGACGGGCTCGCCGCCGACGTTGGCGGGCGCAGGTACTACCTATCGCAGACCCGATATATCAGCGACCCGACCGGGACCGCAGCGCTAGACGCATGGGCGGCGACCGCCACCGAATCGGGACAGTGGCCGACATGACCGCCGAAAACGCGCGATACCACGTCAAGAATTGGCGCGCGCCGCGCATGGCAGCCGACCCGCTTATCCGGGCGCTAGCCGAGCGCATAGCCGCCGAGATAACCGCGCGAACGCCGCACGGGCCGACCGGCGACCTATCGGCTAGCTGGACAGTCTCTAAGGGCCGGGTAACCGCCGCATACCTGATCGCGAACAGCGACCCGGCCGCTAAATATGTTGAGTACGGAACTAAGAACATGGCAGCCGAGCCTATGGCCGGTCCCGTAATCGCCGAATACCGCGCAATGGTAGGCCGGAAATGACCGCGCCGACGCTGCCGCTTATCCCGCAGCCCGACCTAGAGGCATTCGTTTGGTCGGCGATTAGCGGCATTCCCGGCGTTACGTCATTCTGCTACGCCGCCGTTTGGGATCACATCGGTTACCACGTCGCATATTCGATTCAGGTCGACGCGCGAGCGAATACGAAACAAGCGGCGAGCGCTCGCGCCGAGGACGTGAGGCAAACACTTTTTACGCTGCCGACCGTGACATGGCAGGAAGGGGTTATTACATACGTTCAGCCGGTAGAGGGACCATTTTGGCTGCCCGACGACGACGGCTCGCCGAGATATACAGCCCGTTACGAAATTCGCTGTCACCCGTTCTAAGCCGTTCCCTAACCCCGATGGTTAGGGCCGCTGCGGTTTAGTCAATGCGGAAGGAATAGCAGAATGTCCGATACGCAGGTCGAACCTGGCCCGCAGGTCGCGCCGGTATTCGCGATCAGTAGTAACGAGGTTAATGTCGGCACGCCGAACGGCGCTGGCATTTACCTCGCGCCCGAGGGAACCGCGCCGCCGACAGATACAATTGTCGCGTGGCCTGCCGCGTGGAATATCCTTGGCTATACCTCGGCCGACGGGCCGACGGTCGGGCAAGCGACCACTAAGCAGGATTTTACGGCGTGGCAGTCAATGGCGCCTATCCGCTCGGTAATCACGGCTCGGGAATTGACGCTGCATTTCGTTCTGTGGCAGCTTAACGAGCTTACGCTCGGGCTGTATTTCGACTGCGATCAGCCGACGGCCGACGTTAGCGGCGCTATCTCAATGGACGTCGTAACCGCTAAGTCCGGGCACCGTTACGCCGTCGGTATTGACACGTCCGACGGTGGGCGCGCGCTGCGTGTCATTTATCAGCATGCGACCCTTAGCGACGCCGGCGACATGCCAATTCAGCGCGGCGCTGTCGTCCCGCTGGAATGCACGCTAACCGCGCTGGAATCGGGCGGGAAGATGGCGACCGTAATGCTTGGTCCCGACCGGACGGGCGGTTAGTGGCCGGCGCTAACGGCCGAGCCGCGCGTTTTGACCTTGACGCAGCCTCGGCGGCTGCGCTCGCCGAAACCCGACCCGAGCCGTTCCTATTCACCTATAAAGGTGCGAATTATCAGGTTCCCGCCGCTGTTACGTGGCCGCTAGAGGCGCAGGCGCTAATAGGCGCAGGCGAACTAGAGGACGCGCTGATAATGCTACTCGGCGACGAACAGTATTCGGCGCTAGTCAAGGCCGGAATGACTGTCGGCGAGCTTAGCGTTTTGTTTCAGGCTGTCGGCGAGCGCGCCGGCGTGGGCGGCCTGGGAAACTCGCCAGCGCTTGCGCAGCGCGATTCGACCCCGACATAGAGGCCGCATTTATGCATAGCTACGGCCTAGATACGTTGGATGCCCGCGTAAGCATTCGGCGTATTTGGGTACTCGCTAACCGGCTGCCGCCGTCCGGGCGCGTTCCCGGCGAGCCGTGGTCGGCAGAGGCCAATTTGCTAGCTGTGCTAGTCGACCACGTCGCCGAACTTACATGGATCACGGCGCGAGCGGCAGGCGCGCAGAACGCCGCGAGGCCTCGGCCCATACCTCGGCCACCACGCAGCCCGGAACGGGCCGCAGCGACCCGCACAGAGCCGCGCAGCGCCGGTTACGCCGAGCCCGCCGAGGA